TCAGCCAGCAAGCGTCCGTATTTGTCTCGGGCTATGCAATGGAGATCGAAGGCTTTTCGGGATAGCCAGGCAATCAAGGCGGACCGAGCCTCTTCGGCTCCCTGATCCCCAGTTTCCGGAGCGTTGACTCGCACCAGCCGTACCTTGGGAATCCAAGTCCGGGAATCCGGCACCAGTGGATCGATCTTACCTTGGCAGCGAAATGTATCGCCGTCCAGACGGGTCCGAGGTGTTTCCGGCTCGACATACAGGCAGTTGTACACCGTCAATACGGCGATTGCGGTCATAATCCCCCTATACCTATTGAATGGTGACTACCGAATTCCGAGCTTCTTCGTCGTCGTTCATAATTCGACGCAGCTCAGCCTCACATTCTTCTGGAGTCCCAGAAAAATCTCCCTCCAGAAACAAAAACGCACCTTCAGCTGTGCTGTACAGGGCACAGCTCTTGGAGTTGGATGATACGAACAGCTCGTCGGGATACTCAAGCATGTCGTCGAGCATGTCCTGTAGTGAGGTGTGATGCATGATGCACTTCCTTGCCAAAAAGAGAAGCCGTGATGACTTCTCTTATTAAGATTACTTCTCTAGGGTTACTAGATAGACTGGTCCGTGCTTGCTGCTCGGGACGCGAAGAAACGCTATCTTACCGTCAACCATGGCCTGCAGGGTATCCTTGGGAATGGTTATCGTTCGGCCTCCGCCAAAGTGCACAGCGTAATATGCGGTCGTGGCAGCGGAGCCAAGGGCGGCGCCAATCACGTAGAACTGCAGGTGGTACTGGAAGATAGGATCCTTCAGCTTCTCCTTGAGCGCTTCGAATCGGTCTCTCATTAAGCCTCCTTTGAGTAGGTTATCTCGTTAGAGGCAATGAATATCCCGCGAAAAAGAGAAGCCGGGAAGGCTCCTCTCTACTACTTACCGCTTGGGAACATAGGCGAGGGCGATGCTGGCGTCGTGCTTGTGAGCAACGGCGATCTCTCCCGTGTGTTGCAGCCGGTGAATGAGATGATCGGGGATGTACAGGCTATGGCTGTCGAAGTTCAAGTGAAACACTCGACTAGAGACAACCGTAGAGGTGATCCCGATCATTCCACCCACGAGGATGCCTTGCGAGAAGCGATCGTTCTTGAACTTATCGTAAAACGACTTAAACTTGTCCTTCATGGGGTCTCCTTGGGTTTGTAGGGTCATTATACCCCATGAAATCCCCGCGAGTCACACATCTTCTATCTCGCCGTTTTTACTGTGGCTATGCCCTCAGCAATGCGTCATTGCCTTTCAGAGCCCCCTGTAAGCCCCGTAGAGCCCCTTGGCCGCTCATAGACAGGTCCTAGGACCTATTGCCCGTTTTCAACCTTAGACGGCGTTTTAAAAAATTCATGCGATCACCAAGGCAGCTACGGCAATACAAACCATATGAAACACTTGATCCGTCCAGATCCGTACTTCGATCCCCATATCGTAAAGTGGCGCCGGATCTTGACCAGGAATCATGACGGCATGACCCTCGGGTTGAGTCTGTCTGACCAATTTGCTCCACCATACCACCGGTTTACGTGTGTCGATAAGTAGGTGGGCCACCGCCAGGGGAATAGCGGCCCAAGAGAATATAAGCGCCAGTATTCCGCCATGAATTCCGGCATGGATATATCCCGCGGGGTGTATTAGACTTTGCTTGTGCCGAGCCATCCAATCGTTCTGCAAAGGCCAGTCGGCGACGAAATGTAGGACGATGCCCCATACCAGCAGGTCACTGGCTGACAGATTCCGAGGGTTGTACAGGATATCGCCTTTCTCTGAGGAGCTTGCGCAAGCGACAAATTTCGATACGAATGACAATCACCATGCCGAGTATCCACAGCATGAAGCATAGGGATAGGTACATCATCAAGGCGTAGAGATAAGGAATGATACGGTGGTGTCCTCCTTTCTGAATCTAATTGTTATTACGGATCGAAGCCATTATGGCGCCAATCATAAACCGCTTGTTATCTACACTGGCTTGTTGGCGATCCAGTTCCAACTGTACCCGTTGATTGGTTGGAGCCGCTTCTCGTGCACCGTCAATCCAGGACTGGATCATGTCCAAATGTAATGATTCGTGGTTAAGCTCGATGAGCGTGGTTATGGGATCAGTCATGCCTATTCAGGTCTATTTCGGCGCTATTTGTCAAGGGCCGTTCCTAAAAAATTTTCAGCGTTCGTTTTGTAGCCTCTCGTCCATGGCTTTGGCCGCTTGGAGAAACTCTTCTGAGATGGGAAAACCTCCTTCTTTTAAGTCTTTTACTACATCTTCGTAGGTATGCGCATAGTGGATAACCATTCGATTCATACGCATACCCGGCGGGGTAATTTCCTTAAGGTTGATATCCAAAGGCATTCCCGCCTGCATGCGCCGGAGATTCTCATGGTTGATCCCAATCACCCCGATGGGACCTTTATCGGTTTGCAATGCGGCTCGAATCACGATCTCTCCTTAGCAGTTGGTCCAAGGCGAGGTCCCGGCTCGCCAATATTCTCGGTGTCCGGCTATCTCCTGATCCAGCGGAGACCAATCGTGATACTTGGCCACGCTGTGATAAGTTCCGGACATGAACTGATACTTTCCGTAGGCTCCTGATCCTTGAGAGTTAGGGGTGACATATCGCACAGGGGAGAATTGCGGACCGTATCCGCTTTCTCCGTACCAGGTGCACAGAGGGATATAGAGATGGGCCCAGTGGTTCCACTCGTGTAGGCGGCGCTTGTTGTAGCGGACAAGCTTACGGTGGTAACGATTTCTCTCTTTTATGTAGGTCTGCTTGACACAGATCATGGTATCGCAGTAATAGGTGATACGGTGCTTCTGGAAATGGGGTGGCGCCCAGCGCCAATCGGCCGAGGCCGAGGTCGAAATTCCCAGTAGGGCGAACGGGACTATCAGTATGGCTAGGCGTCGCATTAAGCGCTCCCCGTCTAGTTGGCTGCTTCGTCTTCGTCTATCTGGTGATAAAACAATGACCAGCGGGAGCCGACCCCGCTGGTACCCGGACACTACCCAGGGTTTAAAAACCTCCTGCGGCTAACTCAGGAGGGATGCCGATTTACCGATTCAGCGCACTGCTCAAGCCTTTCGGCCGCATCGTGTTGTTTCGGACTTACGGCGACGGGCGTGTCCCGTCACGATTACTGAACTAGCGCAGCGAAAGGCGAACGCGAGCTGTCTTGCGAGACAGATGGACGAGATACGTCCGATTCACCTTCATGTACTTGCGGCTGGCGCGAACCAGCTTGCCATGCTGAGCGAACTGACGGATCCGCACGACAGCGCTACGAGCATGACCCCTGACCCGCAGAGCCAGATAGCGATGCGCCCGCATATGCGCCGACAGACGGAGGCCATGACGCCGACCCACCCTCTCGATGACCAGAGAGGCACGTGCGCCCTTCAGCGACGAATCCGATGCCGGGAGATTGTTCGGGGCCCGAGTCGTAGCCGAGTGGCTGGAGCCAGTCGAATTAGTCGACCTCGTACCCGAAACGGCGTTGGTGAAGGCCACCTCAGTCACGCCTGCGCCAATCAGCGCCCGGATGGTACGTCCCGGCAGATCAATCGAGACTCGCTGAGACAGTGGATCGACGAACCCTGCAATTACGCTCAGACCCGACACCGCGTTCTCCGTAATCGTAGCCGTGGAGTTAAACGGGAACGACCCAGCAATTGCGCAGTACCCGGCAGGGACGTTGAGATCGCTACCATTGACCTTGAATCCGAAGACACGGCCTAGCCTGACTCCAGCTCCGGCATTCTTGCACACCTTGAGCAGACCCGGTGCCGCCACGCGATTGGTATAAGTGACCACGGTCTCACCGCGACCCAGCACTACCGACACCTTGCGGTTAGTCAGATCAACTGAACCTGGCACCGCTCGATTGTTCGAGACGTCGATAGCCGTATTGGCTGTACCGGGAACGATGCCCTCTTGGATATCCACGCGAGTCCCACCGGCAAAGGCCCGGTCGACCAACACGCAGCCACCCGGAGCAGGCTGAGCTACCGCACTCACCGTATCACCATTGGCGGTGAACGAATACACCGTGCCGTTCAGGCTGGGGTTACCCGCAACCTTACAGATCTTCAGACGACTGGTACCGTTGACGAACGTCTCAATAGTCTCGTCGGCCACACCACCGACCGGAACCCGGACGCGAGTTCGAGCGTTGAGGAGATCCGACCCTAGCAGATCACCACTGCGCACCGTGGAAACGGCCACTAGGTCAACCGAGTTAGGACCGACTTCGTCCACCTCGACTTGATCGCCTGCCGGAACCGAGAACGAGGCTGAACACGCTCCCACCGGAACACTCAGTGTCTTATCAAAGTCCATCGGGCCGGTGACATGGAAAGTCGCCGAATCGGTGAACCCTGAGCCCGCTTGGGCCGCCTTGCACACTTCGAGCGTTCCGAATTGCTCGGCATTGGTATATTCCAACGTGGTGACGTCAGAGACATCACCGGCTGGAACGTTGACCACATCTACTCGAGTGCCGAGATTCGAGCTGACCAGTCGATCTTGGGGAATTGTCCGCGTCGCGATCTCCTTGGTCCAGTCCGTAGACTGTTCGGTGACCGTGTGGTTTCCCGCCGCCACCTGGATCGGCGCAGTGCAGCCACCGACGTTGGTGGACACCCAGCCGTCACTGTTGTCGATGCGGAAGTTGAACAACCCTCGGACGGGTGCGCTCGAGTCTGACTTCTTGCAGATTTCCAAGTAGCCGGTCGAGACTACCGCTTGGGCACGCGCTGCGGGAGCTACGATCCCGAGCCCGGCCAAGACGACCAGAATGGTCGTCATACGGATACTGCGTGACATACGTGTCCTCCTTGGACCCTAGTCTTGCTTGTCTAAAACTTTAGACTTGCGCTCTCTCCGTCTTGAAGTGGCGCCAATTCAGTGATACTGCCCACACGGTAAACCGGGTTCCTCCCCTACGGACTCATGTTCCCCTTTCGTATCTCTTTTTTATAGTATGCTGGCTATGTCCTCTCCGCCTCGCCAGCGTGTGCGATACCCATTCCCCGTGCCCGAGAGGGTTCATCAAATCGCACGGCCCATGCCTATCCGATGAAGTGCATGGCGATGATCTCCATCGGATTCGGACTTCCTGAAATCGTAGAGCAGGCCTACGTTTGGAGTAGGAGGGGTGAGCCGCCAGGTCACTCTTGTCCTCCCAGCTGTCATTAGTCCCTGGAGTTCTCAGCTTACTCCAAACTGATTAAACTATTCGCCTTCGGGCTTGACGCTTGGCTTGTTGGGATCGGGGAACCGTGTCTTGAGTTCCGCATCTACCCGCTCCACGGCATCGACCATACCGAGGAGATGGGCATCGGTGACAATAGCATCCGCCCAGATGGTGACCACCCATGAATATACGCCTGCCGCGGTACGGCGCAGTTCGATTGAGCCTCGACCGGGGACTGGGTCTCGGTAGGGTTTGATCACATCGTTGGCCATAGCGTCTCCCATTATTCGAATTTAGTTGCGGGCATCCCTCCATCGTCCCGCGCTAGCCGGTACACCACCCTGCATCAGTCAGGGCCCGACCTCCCGATCCTTCCTCTTCCAAATTTTGCCGGAGTATCCCATTCGTGGAGCTCTGCACGATCCCCTATCCGGCCTCATCCTCTTACTCTTACGTTTTAGCCGCTAATTTATGGGCTGACCGTAAGCTAGGACTCCCATCCCTCAAGCCTCTAGCTGAGGGGCTGCGATTTGAACCAGTCCTTCTCCTGGTCAGAGAGCTGGTCCCACTCGGCCTTGAACTCGACGATCGACATCGTCTCGCCTTCCGACGTGAAGAATTTCTTCAGGTCGCCGATCTTGTTCTCGACCTGGCCGTTGTCGTTGGCCATGTGGGCCTCCTTCGTCGTAGTGGCTTACTGCCAATGAGTAAGCTCTAGTTGCGTGCCGGAACTGGACGCAACACAAAGGAGCGTGAACTGGTTCATTAGATCTCCTGGGTTGTAGGTATATACCGAGAATTAGCGTAAGAAAATTATTAGTAGTACCGCACCAATGACTACCAGTATTAGCCATAGGATAATGATAGCGTCGTTATCCAAACAGTGGCAAATCAAATTCTCACGCCTATAAACTTTAAATTCATCGTCGCACCCTTGAGACGATGGCTATCCAACTTCCTTATCATGAACAGGTGACTCCTCCGAAACCACTTGATCACGACCATTCTCCTGATGATCAGATGAGGTTTCCGGCTTAACCTCATCGAATGATGCGTGAAAGGCCTTATTAGTGTAGACTTTGTAGCCTTTCTCGGTATAGAGCAGCCAATCGCCAACAAAGGCCTTGGTTTGGCGTGGGTTCTTCGGGTTATGGACACGCACCCGGATATACTTCTTGTCGTTTCCCTTTCCCTGCATCTCCTCGGTCAAAATATCGCCCTGGCACCAGGCGGCTATTTCTTCGAGGTTGCCCTTAGTAACTCGCACTGCAGTGACGTAGAGTGGCTTTCTGATGTATTGCGTTGTGACAACGCTCATAATGTAAAACTAAACGTCCTTTCCACGTCTTGTAGCATTTATCCAACTCGGATAAGCGACGCCCCTCTTTTACCGTCTTCTATTCCGATCTATAAACCAACCGGCAAGTAGGAGTAAGCACACATAGATGATAACTAGGTAGAGGATAGTTTCCATCTATACTCTGACTTGCTCCTGAGTTATACGACCAGTCGTTTCTTGTCTGTCCAGGACTACTGTTGATCCATCGTGGCGTATTTGCGCTCGAGCTCATCCTCCTCGATGGTGACGTACATAGACTGAAGATAGGCCTTGATCCCCGAACGTCCAGAGACCTCCCAGGCATAAGGACGAACGATCAAGTCGACATTAGTAATATCGGCCCAATCGAGCATATCTACTGTACTGGCGTCAAGCGCGGTACGACCACGCTCCGTGACCAACATGACCTTCGGTGGTTTCCCCTTGTCGAAATTCACTGACACCGCAAGCCACGGGGTCTCAGTCTCGTCCTCGTCATCCTCTCGTGGGCGTAGATACTTGACGTTCCAGCCATCGGCCAACATAGCTTCGGCCACGTTATCGGGAAGAATTACCCCAAAGTTGCGATCTCCTTCTCGGTTGTATTGCCCTTCTTTACCGGAGAAATTACGAAAAATTATTCGTACGCCCTCCATCAGTACGGTATTTTCCGCTGGCATTTACTCTCCTTGCTAGTAAGCAGTTATTTGGCGGCTTGCAGCCGTACTAGAGTTGCGTACGCTTGAACTTTTGCCAGGAGCATGGGCGCCATTATGTAGTTGCCTCGGCCATCGCGTAGCAATTCAGGAGCTACGCCTATTTCCTTAGCTTGTTTCTCGACATCTTCTATCTGCATATTGATCTGTTTGATCAACCGAACCGTTTCCGAACGTAGAATATCGGAACTGATGATCATCCAGCTAGCCCCCGATCCTGGGGTGTAGTTATGTGTAGTTCGTAGGTAGCTTCGAATTCGACAGCTGAGAGCTTGTAGTATCTACCCTTGGCGTCGGTGACGATATAGTCACCCGGGCAGATAACCTCTTCTCCATTCAAACCATTCAACAAGCCATGTCTCTGCATGATGTTGCCGCAGTCTGGGCAACGTCTTCCCCCGGGAATATTTATACGTTGGAAATAGTGAACTACTTTGCCCTCGGATAAACCCAGAGAGGCCCCCGCCTTTTCGACGGGAGCCGAATCGTCCTCAGGATGATCGCCGTTCCTAAACCACTGGGTAGCTTCGGTTAGGACAGGCCGTTTGTGGTACTTCACTACTCCCTCCGTTGATCCGAGAAATCGATGCAAATCTTCTTTGAGATTTCAGTCCCTCCTTATGGTTGCAGTCACCGGTTATCATCCTTCTCTTCGTAGGGTTGAACTTGGGCGCCTGATTAAGCGCATCAGGCTCAATGAGTAAATGGATGTTACGAATCCCCATAACAACCTCCTACATCACGACACGAATGCTTCGAAGGGACCGAACTTCTCAATAGCCTTTACTGCCTCGGCTTTCAGCTTTTCGAAATATGACATGTCGATTTGCAGATCATCTCGCTCTCCTTGTTCGACAGCGGTCTCGACCTCTGTCCAGAGATGACCCTTGGTGCCACTCACTGCATAGTACTTGTCTTCGTTAACCCGGTACAATAGGCCCCCGCCTGAATTCACCGGGATAAACAAGCCAGTCTTACCCACATGCCGCATTTTCTTGTAATCGGGACCGTCAGGGCTATCGCCTGAGCGATCGATGTACATGGCCCCTTTGAGTACCGATCGACCCTCGCAATAGTCCTCGAAAACCAGTTTCTCTCCTGAGAACAGCGTCTTGAACACGTAGGGATGCTGAAACTGTGCCCCCACTGCGGTCCAGTGATATTTCGGATATCCCTCTTCCCATGGTACAGTCTGAACTCCGGCCACGTAGACTGCGTCATTGACCAGACAGAACTTGTCGTAGGTTTCTTCTAGTTCGAACTCATAGCCATAGAAGGAACCAAAGGTCTTCACCATACCAATCGCTTCTGTCGTGGCGTTCGGGATCTTTACCGAATCCGTCTTGATATGCACCACCTGGTAGCCTGCATCCTGCAAAGCTTCCTTCAGGTCGATCATAAACAACGCGCCCCGCTTGGCCACGATGTTGTCGACGTTGCGAATATCCCGAAATGGATTACTGAACTTGGCCGAAGTGAGACCGTAGACAATATTGATCACGATTTTCAGAGCGTAGGCCAGCGCGTCCGCGCCGTCTTCATTGCTCAAATATGGAGTCAGCCGACCTTCAAGCATTTGTCGAGCGGCGTCGAAATCTTTACGTTTAATCGCGATACGAGCTTTGATCAGGTCTTCGAACTTCTTGGTGTATGGGCCGAATAGATTCAGTTGGATGATTGAGTTGGGGTGCATGGAGGCAACATCCAGCACGGCCACATTCTCATATATCCCGGGTTCAGCGTAAACATACCCACCTTCCCCTGGTTCCTCTCCCTTGTAATAGCTCTTGCCGAGCTCGAATTTGTAACCAGGAAAAGTCTTAGAAAGGTCCGTATAGACGAACTCTTTGTGAGCCTTCTTAACGTTATTGCCAAAGATGATCTTGGCGGTGTGATTCTGAGTGGTGTCATTCACCGTAAGACCGCTCAGAGCGGCTAGAATTTGCCGAGCGACGTAATCCCCTTGCCGATCTTCGAAGACCTTCTCCGTGGCTTTAACGTCGTTTATACAGTATTCTACGACCTTGTTCCAATCCTTCTCGTCTACCGGCTCGTTCCAGGGCAGATCCAATTCCATGTGCAGAATACCGAGATCAATCTCGAACTTTTTCAGTGATTGCTTCACCGAAGAGAAGTCCCAAATATCCGCGTAGGAAATATTGTAGGCTTGCCCGTAAGTAACGTTGTGATTTCCCTCAATGATCTTGGTACTCAGACGAAATATGGCTTCGGGGTCGAGTCCCAAAGATGCGCCGTAGATAATATGATTGTCGTAACGACGATTGTAGAAACCCACTAGCTTCAACTTGAATAGATCAGCCACTTCATGAGGCTTAGGGTTTATCATCTTCACTATTTCGTCACTGCCCTGAAACTTCCAACAGATTACTAACAAATTGGGATAGACTTCGACGTCAAAAAATACAAGACGATCATCTGCTGCTTTTACTTTCAGATCTGCGGTGAACGCTTCTTCTTTGGTTTCCCCCGCATCAGCTGACGCCCACTTTATTTCCTTGACAACCTTCAAAGCCGCCTGAGCCTGATTGGTTGAGTTATTGGCAAAGGCCACAATTCGGCTACGTAGATCGGTCACATCGTACTTCATACCGGATTCATAGGCGTCATCAAGGATCTTCTTGATGAAATCTACTGACGGCTTAGTTCCCGGGTGGATCTCTTTACGCAGATTCCGTTGAATCAGTTCCCGCAGCCCCTGTTCGCTCTGGATCGTCTTGGCCTTAAGCATCTTATCCTTTCGCTCGCGGAGCGGCAGTCCCGAGCTGATCGTGGCCACGGGCACGCCGTTGCAGCGCGACAATCGCCTTCGTAGCGCAGCATCACCAGGATATACCTTGACTTCGACACCGTCGGCATACACGGAAGCAAGTTCGGAGATATCGCCTTCGTAGGCGTAGTGAAGGTGAATTCCCGAACCAGATCTACTGATCTCCGCGTAAGTCGCAGGCCACTGAGAAGCTGCTTCCAGATTTCGTTCCAGAGCCTTGTGACCATTCTGGTCCTTCAAGTCAAAGTCGATCACCACGTGATTTTCGGGCACTTTCACGTAGTGAATTTTACGCGAGTCAATATCTGATAGCTTCGACCCTACGCTGCTCCACCGGCGGGTGGGCTGTCCTTCGGCGTTGGCCAGCTGAGCCGGATATTCAGCCAAGTACTCGTCGAGCAGTGAGGTCTTTTCGTCCAAGACCAGGGAAAATACGTTCGGATCTTCCTTCGGTGCCTTGAACTTGTCAGCCGTAAACCCCTGATACAAGCTGCGTACCGGCTCACCCTCGATTTCGCCCCGGTCTTTGAATTCCTTGAAGTAGTTGCGTAGCTCTTCACGCATCTTGTACTGGGGTAGTGGCCGCTCGATCCCGCTTTCAGCACAATATTCCCTATAGAGCGAATAGGCCTGCTTCAACGTGGTGTAATCCTGCTTCTTGAATATGTCGAAGTGGGCTTCGATGAAGTTGAAGAAGATGTCGGTCTGTAACATCATCTCTAACGGACGATAGGCATTGTAGTAATTCTTGCCCATGGTCAAATACACCGAGAGACAATGATGCGCGATAGCTCCTAGCTCAAAGTTGATCTGGGTTAAAAGTGTCTGATACTTCCTGGGCCCAAACTTGATTCCCGTCGGATGCACGTCGAGCAGGCGACGAATGATACCCGACTTGGCATCAGAAATCTTTACCGGTTGGTTCGAGCCCAGAAACAGCATGGCATCGATCCGCGAAGAGTATGACGGCCGGTACTTTTCGTTCATCGTCATCTCTTCATGGGCAATGATCGAGTTCAGCCGAGCGTTGTCTTCGAGCTTGCTCAGATCACCATCGTGCTGGATGGCAACCAGGGGGTTGTGCTTGAAGGCTTCGGTAGCAAATTGCGAGTTAGATGAACCCAGAGCTTTGCCATCGAAAGTAGTGGTGTAGCCTTCGAATAGCTTCTGAATGATGTTTAGAACCGTCGACTTGCCTGTAGCTGGAGGACCATAGAAGACCAAGAACTTCTGAATTTTCTTGGCATCTCCAGCGATAACTGAACCAATTGCCCATTCAATTTTGGCTCTTTCCGCCGGAGGATAAAGCGTGGAAGTCAACTCATCCCATGCTGAAATATCGCCTTCGCCCATCTCATACGGAAGCTTCTTACTGGCGTAGTCAGTCTTCTTTACCTCGTCGTTAGCGAAGATCAGCTTGCAGTCTAAGGGCTTGCTGTTGTCGGAAATATGCGACATGAACTTGCGGAATTGTGCCCAAGAATTGGAGTGGAACGACCGCATGAGCTTTGCCGTATAGACCTGCCCAGTTTCCCGTTGCAGTCGTTCCTTCTCCTGCAGTAAATCCTCGTCGACGAGTCTTTGTACATCGTATTCGTCTCGGGACCACAGCCCTTTCTCTGGATCCCAGATTGCGTAGAAATGTCCTCCCTGGACCATCAGATCCTTGGAGCGTCCGATAACGAAGTCCGGATATAGCTCCATCTGCTTGTCCTTCGTTTCCCTCGCCAGGATCTGATAGAAATCCATTACCCTCCTTTCTTTTACTCGTCGAGATCGTCACCGTAATAGTGAAACGGTTTTCGTAACGTAGTCTCTTTATGCGCACTTTCAGCTAGACGACAATGTTTACATAAAGACCACCATTCGCCTCGGGGTTCGAAAGGATGATCTTCGATCAGTGATGGGGCTTCGTCGTGAGCTACTTCTAGCGGTCTCTTAGGGGATCTCGGCGCCCGCTTTTGCGGTGCATTTTGGGTCATCATCAGTGCTCCGGATGGAGTTCTTCGATGTAGGCATTCAGCTGATACCAGAGTTCAAGTTGAGTCTGATCGTCATCCGGCCAGGCCAAGGGAAAAAAGCCCCCAGTCCCATCCGGCGCGTACTTTCGCTGCATAACCATGTCCATGATTTCTGCCGCTCGATTACGCTTATGCCGAGTAAGGGGATCTGACATTCTCGTCAATTCGAGATTGTCCAGCAGTTGCCAGGCCCATCCCGGAGCCGAGCCTCCGGCGTTGAACTCCAATCGGCGAGACAGCCCGATCAGTACTTCCAGAAACGAACTGGGACCCAACCGCTCCATCTTAACTGGAGCTACTCGGATCATCCGAGCAAATTCCACCCGCAAATCCGTACCGTCCACAAGGCGATTCTCATCCATCGGGACCACCACTACGAATTTGGTCTCGAACATGAAATTAGTCAGATCCCAGTATGTTTTATTGAGATTACTGTGCTCGTCCCTTAGCTGGTTTTCTAACCAACGGAGATAATCCTCCGTCAGATTTCTAGTCTTCTGGGTCATCTCGTTCTCTCACTCGCATCCGTTCGAGGTTAGAGCTATAGTCGTCATGACTGAAGCCATGCACTGTCTCGGCATAGCTATTCGGTGATCTCACCACTTCGTAGACCAGTTCCAGAGTATCGTTGCGAACATAGACGATATCCGGGCTGTTGGAACCATGTCCAAATCGATTCAGATTGGCTTCGCCGATCAGTCGATTACGCTCTTCCAAATCGATGACCGAGTCATGCTCATCGCACATCACGTTATCGCCATCGTAATAGGTCACCGTGACCACTTGATATTCCATCTCGTCCTTCTCGTCATAATGAATGACGTACGGAATATCCGGAGAACGCTTCTTTAGTTCTTCGTGGTAATTCCACTCGTGCGTGATATATTCTTCGGGATGAAGCCAGCGGTTGTTTTGCTCTTTAAATATGTTTCGCGCTTCTGGACTGAAGGCCTTGCCCATGGGCGAATTCGGATCCACGTCGGCCAGTACTCTTTGCATTTCTGGGCTCAGAGGGTCTGCTTCTTCTCCTTCTTCTCCTTCTTCCTCGGTCTCGATAGTGATTGTCGCTGCGGGAGGCGGGACGGCCATCGGAGGACTGACCGACTCGGTCTTCTCCTCCTTGGCCGCGGAATATCCCCGCTCCTTCACGATCTCATCCACCGGTCGCTTGGCGGCTTCACTTTCCAACGCCTTGGCCTTGGCCTGGTAGTGTTCGCGCATCTCCGCAATCTCGTCGTCAGCGATCTTGGCGTACTTTGTCTGGGCTCGCGAATAGGCGAACTTGTAGCCTACGAAAGCACCGGTAGCTGCGCCCAGAACCCAACCGAACAGGCCGTAGTAGATTCTTGTCTGCCGTACCGCTGAATAGGCGGCGGTTACGAGATCATCTCGTCGATCTGCGATTTCGGCAAGTTTAGCTCGGAGCTCATCGGCTACGTCGGAGGGAAGTTCGTCGAAGTGCTTTGAGATATCGATCGCGTGATTGAGTCGGATTGCCTCATCGAGACTGACGCCACTCACGACTCCTCCTTGTTCTTGTATTTCTCATCCATCAATTGCCAGATCGGTCCATCGACGTTGAAATCGAGTAGGACTGAGCCGGGTCGCCCATTGTAGAATTCCAGCGGCTCGCCTTTATCGTGGTCCCAACAACCGAAGTCGACGTAATTATCACCGTTTGGGTTATCCCGTTCGTACAGCCAACCCACGATGGCCCCCGCCGAAGTATGAGTCAGACCCAGCATGGAGTAAACTTCGTTGAGAAACAGGTGCCCCCGAGCCTTGAGCATATCGTTAGCCCAGTTCTGCTGGCTGCGCAAGAACACCCGGTTATTGATCTCGTAAGGCGGTGCCGTCCAGTTATTATTGGTCTCATCGAACCACCGGGCATAGCCTGAGGGCTCGCCCGGAGCGGCCACCGTCATGGTCGTGACCTTGCCCGTATCTTCATCGATGCGGTCAACATCTTCGGCTCCGTAGCGAAAGTCGCGATCCGCATCTTCGCCGTAGCGCTCGATGACTCGGGCCCGATAGGCTTGGAAGGCATTATCCACTGTGATATAGGCTGCAGCTAGAGCCGTATTACGATCTTGCAAAATGGCATGCGACTTGGTCAAACAGACCACACCGATGCCGCCAACAATAACTGCCGGAGCATAAAGCTTAGCAATCTTGAGCCCGCCTCGAACCAGGATGATGCGAATATCCTGGGCCATTTCATCATCCGAGTAAGACGCCTTACCGGTGTATTCCTTGGATTCGACGTGATGCTTGATTTGCGAAGCCTTATTCTTCTCGGCCTCAATCTCTTCCAGAATACCTTCAACCTTGAGCGTGGCCCGACAAGCCAAGACCGTAGAACTCACCATACCAACAACACCCACACCCAACAGGATGGTGGGCGAGTGTTTCCGGGTAAGCAACGCTTGCTCAGCGATCTTGCGACTGAGCGCATCGGGGACAAATCTCATCTGGACTCCTTATTGAGGCTCTTGATCTTCGACGTTTACCTCTGCGTTCTTGAGCAGAGAGTTACAGTTTTGACACTGTGAGCGATACTTGCCCACTCGAGAATATCCCTTAGTGCTCCCGCATTCAGGACAGGGATAGGGTCGAGAGATGGCTTGAGATTCTTCATGATGGGCAAGTTCTTCGCCGATCATGGCCTCTTGCTCGTCCCAACCATCAGAAGGGGATACCATCTTGTCCTCCTTTGGCTCGAAATCGAGCGTCAATTGCGGGTCAATAAATGGCACTGGAGGAGCGGCTTTGGGTGTTGCCTCTCGATTAATATGGTCCAAGTAGATGGCGGTGATCTGATGAACCGGCATTCGCCTTACTCGGTTCTTCCACCTTGGACCTGAATAAAGACCAGCTACGTACTCTCTCCGTTTTCTGGTCTCTCTGTCTTCGCCCATTTAGGTCAAAGGTTGTGGATCGGGGAGATCCAACAGGAAATGCCCGTCTCGAGTTCTCACGGCTCGGGCCCCTCGCAATTCGGTCCAACCCCACTTGTTATCGGTATGAGAACTGGCGATGCCCGTAAGTTCGTATAGATCGGCTACCGTCACCATGCCGTAACGGGAGAGAACATCGAACATACGATCAATAACCTCATCTGCTTCTATCCTTGACTGGATCACTATCTCACCGAAATCGTGGCGGGTTCGTGACCGGCGGGAGAGCATTCGAGGCGAAGACGATCCGATCGATGATCCTGTGCTTATCCGGCTATAGTCGATGCGAGGCTGATTACTGGCATAGGCAGAGGAAATGGTCCGGGTCTTGCGCCGAGTATCACCCTTGATCAAGCGCTCAAGCCCACCTTGCAGCGCGTCGAGTATCGTATCCTGAACCGCCGGAATGACTACATCGACTACCATATAATCCCAAGCCATACGTCCATCGCCCCCGATGAACGTTTCCTTAAACTTCTTACCGAGACTTCGCTTCCGCCGTTCGGCCTCGGCAGAAGTGACGCGCTCCAGTTTAGGCCGATCCTCCGACGGCCCGTCGGGAGGCGTTCTTGCCTTTTGGCTGTTGGCGGGAAAGTCTTGCATGCATGATCCTCAAGTTTGGGCAATAAAAAAATGAGAAGCCGTGTATAGGGCTCCTTATTAGAACAGTACTAAAGACGTAGCTTGGGTTCTATTATAGAACGTGTTTCTCGCGCGAGTCAGTCTGAACGTTTCTTCGCCTTGTCTTTGCCCGGTTTCTTCGCCTTGTCTTTGCCCGGTTTCTCCGTCTTGTCTTTGTCCTGTGGCTCTGCTTCTCTCATCGCCGCATCCAGCTGGTAGTGAATGGGGTCATGCGGATTACTCAAAGCGAGATGAAGTTCCCAATCTTTCATATCTTCCATGATCTAACCCTCTTCTAGCTGGGTAATGCGACGATTCAAGTACCATTGCGCCTTATGCAAATCTTCCAATTCTTTGGCCGGATCCTTCTTGCCTGCCCGAGAAATATACTTCACGGCGTTGCCGAGATGAAAGTCAAGTTCCCAGGCTTCAATGACTTTGATCGCCTCGTAAACCGTGTCTCCGCCGTAATGTGATGGATGATTTACCGATTCCATTGATCCTTTCTGTCGAGGCTCTTGAATCCGGCTGGTGAACTGAACGAAGTAGTCTCCGAAGGTAACTACACCCGGATCCAGCACGTAGTCAACTCGATACGTATCAAATATAGCGGGCATGTTACCGTGTGCTGGTGTACGTTTGCCAAGCTCAATCAGACGTAGAAATTCTGAACTAAACCCAAGAATGTTGGCTGCTTCGGCTCGACTCAGTTCAACGTCCATGCGAAACTGACGAAGTAGTTCTCCGAATCGTTCGTTATCTGGCTCACCCGGCCCGACCACAAGATGAGTCGGTTCGATCATTAGAATCCTTTCTATGTGACAAAAAAAAGAGAACCTGCTTTTGGGGCAGATTCTCCTTGAGATTACTTCTGGTCCTTCTTCTTGGCGTTCTTCTTGGCCTGGCGGGCCTCACGCTTGGCATTGATGAAGTCGGCGGCCTTGTCCACTGCGCTGTCGGTGGCGGGCTTGAACTGGGCGGCAACGCCCCATCCGACCACTCGGCAACCGAGTTCGACAGGGAAATTGTCTTCCTCGATCTCAGTGATCTCGATGATGGCGTTGTGCAGTGTGGCGCCTGTGTAATGGGCGACGCAGGAATAGGCGACGAACTTCACGACGTTGCGAGGGGTGAAGTCTTGGGTCATGAAAATACTCCATAAATTAGAGGGTTAAAGGGTCTCTCATTATAGAGTATGATTTTCACGCGAAGAAAATAAGAGGACACATATGTAGCGCACAGGTGGTCAAGGGGGTGCGCCAATTTGCTGTTGTTTAAGACCGAGCGGGGGTGTCAATCGGGGATCAATTGACGATTGCGCAGGTCTCCTCTTCTATGTCGAACCGCGGGTCTAAGCCATCCAGCCCCGTTCGTTCTCTACCGGCACCGACCTCAGGGATAGGCGGGATTTTGTAGAGTGTGTTAAATATGGGACCCGAAGAGCACAGTTTCTAAACCCTCGAAACGGCATGGGTTTTTGGTTGTCGTATAAGATTCGCAATCCAAATAGCGAATCCTCTTCGGGCTGAGACCCCACCCTCTCTAGGAGAGTTTGGTTCTAGAGAATAGATGAGCACACTGGCGTCGGTGAGAGTTATGTAGAAACACCTTATCCCCTCGATACTGTAGATTCCGACCTTACCGTGTTCACGGCCAGTGTGTGAGACCCCACCCTCTCTAGGAGAGCTTGTAGCGTCCGGTAGCCAATCCGGACTTCAGTTCATCAGCATCCATTTCCACGATCTCAGCGTTGGTAAGCACTCGCGAAGTAGGTTTATCAGACGTCTCTACTTTGGGTGCATCACCATTAGCTTCGGGAGTGACAGTCTCTTGAACGGTGGCGGTGGTTTCAGCCGCTCGGGCCCGAATCTCATCGGCTATCTGATCGAGATTGTTCGGGACCACACCGTTAATAAATTCGGCTGCTGCGCCCGGATCGGTACACAGTTCGAAAAGTAATTGGGAAAACGCTTCTGAAGATGCGAAGTCTTCCCAGATTAGCTTGGATTTGAGAAATCTGTCACCATCTTTACGCCCGTAGGATCGGCGGATGATATCTTTGAATTCGTCGATAATGGCTTTGCCGTCATCGGAATCGACGATACGTTGCAGCTTGGCCTGCATTCCGGTGAGGGTTTCACCGTCCTTCACGTAGGTAACGTTGTGCTCTTCCATTTCCATTTCCACCAAATCCGCCTTGGAAATATGGAAGTAATGCTCCTCGGTTACCTGCTGATTGGTGAACGGATTTTCGTAGGTAATATTCTTCTTTAGCACAGAGACTCCTGGTTGGGATTAGGAATATCGTGTCCTCCTGCGTTAATGCTAAAGGTTGCTTTTTCAGTGACCAGCGTCAGGGTACTGCCTGACTGGGACACACCAATGGCAGTCCCAGTCTTGGCAGATTCCTGAGCGATTCTCTCCGCCTGAGCGGGAAGAATTGTTACAACTGGTGGTGAAGTCACTACTTCCGGTCCAGAAGCTCCTCGACCAAATACGCCAGGCCGAAGAGCGCCAGAATGACGGCGACCGCCAGAAGCGTGGGCTTCGTCTGAACCTTTGCCTGCTTTTTCTTGCTCACGTCTGGGGAACCTCCTCGTTGACCACCGGCTTTGACGAGTCCACCGGCGTCGTCGAATCCTTCTTGACCTGGGTGACGTTGATCTCGATCTTCAGGCTGTCTGTGGCGAAGCCCATGATGAGCGCTCCGGTGACTGCGCCGAAAATGAAATTCTTCATCCCGACGTCAGCTTCCCGCGACCCTCGTAAGCGGCACGGAACTTCTGGACCGCGGTGGCCGCCAGGAAGAACGACCCCAGCAGAGAGAAGAAGCCTCCGCCTAGATCGCCCACGACGGACATGGCTCCCTGCGGGTTGATCGGAGCCGCGGCCTTGTTGATGTCTTCCACGACGGCGTCCTTCTCATGGCTCGCCGCTTCAGCCACGTTATGAGCCGCATGCTTGGCCTGTCGAGCTGCGCGCTCGGCGTGCTCCTTGGCCAGGTCCTTCTCGGACATGTACTCTCCTTGTAGAGATGAATAAATATCGGCGGGACTCCCGATCCGACACCGACGACAGCACCGATGCATCGAGTGCCA